GCCAGCGGGTGAACGCTTGTCGGGTTATGGCTGGATTAGTTCTGGGGATGCAACAATCTCTGTAGCCTTCAAAGCTATTGCAGAGCTACTGAACAAACGCGCTGGGCAACTCTTAACACGCATGGATATCTTGGACGTGATGAACTGGTTAGGTACTTGCCTGTCCAGCCGCCGTAGTGCTGAGATTGCCCTTATGCCTTATGGTTCAGCCGAGTGGCAGCAGTTTGCTAGGGCCAAGAAAGACCACTGGATCGACAACCCACAGAGAGCGCAGTCCAACAACTCACTATTGTTCTGGAAGAAACCAAGCCTAGGGGAACTTGAGGATATCTTTAAGATCATGGAGGACGCTGGGGGATCGGAGCCAGCCTTCATAAATGCAGAGGCAGCACAGAAACGTGCGCCTTGGTTTGCTGGCGTAAATCCTTGTGCAGAGATACTTTTAGGTAATGCAAATTTTTGCAACTTAGTAGAGTTTGACCTAAACAAAGTTAACGGTTGGTCCTTCACAGATACTAAATATGCCTTGTGGTTATTGGCCCGTGCAAACTACCGACAGACCTGTGTGAACCTAGACGATGGCATCCTTCAAAGGTCATGGCATGAGCTTAATGAGTTCCTTAGACTTACAGGTGTGGGCTTAACAGGCATTGTGACATGGGAACACCATGAGAGCGGTCATCACCTACAGATGTTACGACAGGCCGCACAGTCAGGCGCACACTCTATGGCTGATGAACTAAAGCTGCCACGCTCTAAGGCTGTTACAACCGTTAAACCAAGTGGAACCCTTTCAAAGATTATGTCAACCACAGAGGGTGTGCATAAGCCCTTGGGTAAGTACATATTTAACAATGTGAGGTTTAGCAAACATGATCCACTTGTGGAACTACTCAAAGAGGGTAATTACAGGGTTTGGACTGATCCTTATAGCGATGATGCTGTGCTTGCTACCTTCCCTGTGTCTTACGATAATGTCGAGTTCACTAATGTAGATGGTAAAGAGGTCAACATGGAGACTGCGCTTGACCAGCTAGAACGGTACAAGAAAATGGTGACCTACTACGTTGATCATAATTGTTCAGTAACAATATCCTATGATCCTGATGAAGTGCCAAGCATCATTCACTGGCTTCGTAAGAACTGGGACAGCTATGTAGGTGTGAGTTTCATCTACCGCAACGATCCTACCAAGACAGCGGAAGACCTAGGGTATCCTTATCTTCCACAGGAAGTTGTGACCAAAGAGCAGTTTGATGAGTACAGTGCAACACTAAGACCCATCGACATCGATGCAGCTAACACCCTTGAAGAGTTTGAGGACGAAGGCTGTGCAACAGGTGCTTGCCCAATCAAATGACAATGTTTTTCTGGTGGCTCTTAGGGGCCGTACTAGGGGTGTGCCTAGGCTTCTTAATTGGGGTCTGGGCGCATCAACAAATTCAACCATTTAATAAAGGACACTATCGGTAAACGAATGGATATTACAACTATTGAGAGCCAAAAGCTTAATAACGCTAAAGTACTCAGGTATGAGTTAAAGCAAATATTTATAGATAGTATCCCTAGAGCAGAGCTTACTAGCTTTCAGCTTGGGAAACTTGTCGGAAGTCAACTGGTCTTAGATAAGATCGATGAACTATTAGAAATAGAGAAAGAGTGACACAAAATGTGTATGCCAAAAGCACCTAAGATGCCTGAGCAAAAGGTAGTCGCTAAAGCGGCAGCGGGTCCGAAAAATAACAATCCAGATATTGAATTAGCAGACGTGGATTCAGCATCTGATAAGTCAAAAAAGAAAAGTAAAGGTAAACGTGGTTTACGTGTAGCCACTGGCTCCAAAGGTAACGCTGTTGGTACGGCTGGCCTCACTGGTAAGTCCCTTAATATCTCAACGGGTTAAGGGAATAAATGGTGTATAGTGATCAAAACCAATCAGTAGCTAGTCGCTATGCCCATCTTATGACAACAAGAGAGAGTTATCTAAGACGGGCGCGTGACGCCTCAAAATTAACAATTCCCTCACTTGTCCCCCCTGAGGGGCATAGCGACAGTTCAATTTATGAAACTCCCTACCAAGCGGTAGGTGCAAGAGGTGTAAATAATTTAGCCTCAAAACTACTTATGGCCCTGCTTCCACCCAATGCCCCCTTTTTCCGATTAACCATAGATGACTTTGACATCTTAGAGGTTGCGGGTCCTGAGGCACGGGGCGCAGTAGAAGAGGCCCTTGCACGTATCGAAAGAACAGGGATGGGAGAGATAGAACATCTAGCCCTGCGTGTCCCAACATTTGAACTTTTAAAACATTTAATAGTTAGTGGTAATGGTTTACTTTATATGCCCAAAAAGGGTTCTGTAAAATTCTACCGCTTAGATCGTTACGTTGTTAAGCGTGATTACATGGGTAATGTGCTTGAGATTATTACAAAGGAAAGCGTCAGTCCTATGATGCTTCCCAAGCCAGCCCAAGAGATTATTAAAAACGATGGTGATGCGGCTAAAAACATTGACCTATATACCTGTGTGAAGAAGACCTATAAAGGTTGGGATATTCACCAAGAGGTTATGGGTGAAATTATTGAGGGTACAACAGGATCGTACCCAGAAGACAAAAACCCATTTATACCACTACGCCTTAACCGTATTGACGGTGAAGATTATGGGCGTGGTTTCGTAGAGGAATACATTGGTGACCTAAAGAGCTTAGAAGCCCTTACACAGGCCATCGTTGAAGGCTCTGCCGCCTCTGCAAAAGTCCTATTTATGGTAGCACCCAACGGTACAACTAAGGCCCGTGTCTTAGCTGAAAGCCCCAATGGTGCTATTGTACAAGGCAATGCTCAAGATGTGTCTACCCTACAGGTCAACAAGTTTAACGACTTTAGGGTTGCCCTAGAAACCACAAGTCAAATAACAGAACGCCTGTCGTTTGCCTTCCTATTGAATAGCTCAGTCCAAAGAAATGCGGAAAGAGTTACAGCGGAAGAGGTTAGGTTTATGGCACAGGAATTGGAAAGCGCCCTCGGTGGTGTCTATTCCATATTGAGCCAAGAGTTCCAACTCCCCCTTGTTAAGTTACTCCTCAATCGCCTTGAGGCTGCTGGCAAAATGCCAAAGATGCCCAAGGATAGTATTAAGCCAAAGATTGTCACAGGCATTGAAGCCCTCGGACGTGGACAGGACCTTAACAAACTAGCTCAGATGTTGTCATACCTTCAGCCCTTAGGCCCAGAGGTTATACAGCAGTACATGAATGTTGGTGATTACATTGACCGCCTAGCGGCTTCATTGGGCATCGATACGGGCGGTCTCATAAAGACTGAGGAACAAATGGCTCAAGGCCAACAGCAGCAACAAGAAATGATGCAACAACAAACAATGGCTAAGATGGCTGAACGGGCCGCTCCGCAACTCGCAAAGGGTATGGCAGAGCAACCCCCAGCAGAACAGCCTCAACAATAGACAGTGGTAAATGGCTGAAACTTTAAACACATACCAACCCCAACCAGCGGAGAGCCAAGCTCATGTAAATGAGATGGTTAAGAAAGCTGACAACCTGTCGAATACAGAAACTCAGGAGGGCCGACCAGATTGGCTCCCTGAGAAATTCAATTCGGCAGAGGATATGGCGAAAGCCTATTCACAACTAGAAAACAAAATGGCTAACCCCGATGATGGACAAGCTGGTGAGGCTCCTGAGGAGCTTTCAGAAGCACGGGATGCCGTTGAAGGCCTTGGCCTAAACTTCGATGACATGACTACTGAGTTCTCTGAGCAAGGTGGCTTAACAGAAGACACGTACCAGAAACTAGCAGATGCGGGTATCCCATCTAATGTTGTTGATGCGTTTATCGACGGTCAAATGGCTGTTGCAAACAATGTACGAAATGATGCCTTTGGCCTTGTGGGTGGTGAAGAAAACTACACTGGCATGGTCGAGTGGGCTGCTCAAAATTTATCGGAGCAAGCAGTTGGAGCTTATAATAATGCTATTGATGGTAGCGATCCTAATGCTGCCAAGTTAGCCATCCAAGGCCTTCATGCCCAATACCGTATGGAAACTGGCACAGAGCCTTCCCTGATCTCAGGGCAAGCAGCTAGTACATCCTCAGGGGCCTTTAATTCTGTAGCTGAACTGACAGCAGCTATGGGTGACCCAAGGTATGGGCGAGACCCCGCATACCGCCAAACCGTGCAAGATCGATTAGCACGTAGCTCGGTATTCTAAATAGGTGAGAGTTTACACTGTAAACTTTTGCCGACCCTAAAAAGCTATATACATCCCACCGAATAATCTTGGCCCTCTGCGGAGGACAACCTTGGTGAAAGATGTGGTGTGCGCTGCTGATTAGATTTTAAATCAACAAAACACACACGAAAGTTAAAATAAAATGGCATTTCCTACAGACCAAACGGTCTCACGAATTGGGCAACAGAACGCTTCTGGCGATGTTCGCTCATTATTCCTTAAACTGTATGCGGGTGAAGTTCTCACAGCATTTGAAGAGCGCAATATCTTTATGCCTCTCCACCGCACACGCACGATCTCCAATGGAAAATCGGCTGCTTTCCCCATGACGGGAACCGCCTCGGCAAAGTACCATAGTCCTGGGGAATTGATCCAAGGCGATATCATCAAGAAAGGTGAGCGCACTGTAACCGTTGACGATCTCTTGATCTCAACTCAGTTCATTGCAAACATCGATGAAGCTATGACGCATTTTGATGTGCGTAGCATTTACTCCAAAGAAGCTGGTATGGCTCTGGCAAACACAGCAGATAAAAATGTTGCTAAGATCATTGCCCGTGCAGCCCTTATCAACGATGCTTCTGAGGCAGCAGCCGCTGGCTTGACTACCTTTGATGGTGAAGTGTTCACTAACAATGTAACTGTGGGCAACTCTGCCGCATCAGGCAACGATTTCGTTGCTGCTATCTACGCAGCCTTGGAAGAGTTCGATACCAAAGACATCACTGGTGACAAGATTTGTGTACTGCCCCCAGCGCATTACTACAAACTGTTTGGTGCTGGTCAGGCCGTGGGTAACCTTGGTTACATGAACCGCGACATTGGTGGTACTGGTTCACAGGCAACTGCAACAGCACCAGTAATTGGTGGTATTCAGATTGTCATGTCTAACCACATGCCAACAACCGATGAAAGCACCACTAGCCTTACACCTAATCCGCTTACTTCTACCCGCGCAAGCGCGTACAAAGCTGACTTCTCAGCCCTCAAGGGCTTGATCTTCAGTGCTGACGCAGCGGCTACCGTAAAGCTTATGGACCTCGGTGTAGAGAGCGAATATCAAATTGACCGCCAAGGTACATTGATGGTCGCAAAATATGCGATGGGTCATAATATCCTTCGCCCAGCTTGTGCAATCGCACTCGTTTAATTTCTCAAGGGGAGCCTCTTATTTTAGGGGTTCCCCTTTTTTTTCATTTTAAGGATACAGCATGACTACACCAACAACTGAATTAGAGGCTGTCAATGTAATGTTGTCCTCTATTGGTGAAGCACCTGTAAGCTCCCTGACTTCTGGTCTTATTGATGCAGAACTTGCTGAGACCATCCTAGGTAACATCAACAGGGAGGTGCAATCACAAGGTTGGAACTTCAATAGGGAGTACAACTACCCGCTAACACCTGACAGTATATCTCAAGAGGTTACCATCCCAACAAACACAATGCGTGTAGATGGGATGAGTAAAACAGATAAGATTGACGTAACCCAACGGGGTACGCGCCTTTATAACAAGGCAAATTATACCTACGTTTTTGAAGGTATTGTAAAAGTAAACATTACTTTCCTTCTAGGGTTCACAGATATTCCAGAGGTAGCTAGACGCTACATCACCCTGAGAGCAGCCCGTGTATTTCAAGACAGAACCATTGGGGCTTCAGACCTTCATACCTTCCAACAACGCGATGAGCTTGAGGCTCTTATAGAGCTAAGAGAGCTTGAGAGTGATCACGCAGATTTAAACATATTTAATAATTACGATGTGTTTCGCACTATCGACAGACGGATTAATTCATAATGGCATTGATCAGTGGTTCGATACCCAACCTGATTAATGGGGTATCTCAGCAGCCTAGTAGCTTACGGCTACCTACTCAGGCTCAGAGCGTAAAGAACGCGCTGTGTAGTGTGGTTAAAGGTTTACGAAAACGTCCACCAACAGAGCATGTGGCTTATGTTACTGGGCTTCCAACTACTAACTTTTTAACAGCTTATTTCCATACCATGCGTTTACAAGATAGCGATGGTGTCTCTAGGCCTTACTTCATGGTTGTGGGGTCTAGTGGTATATCGGTCTACAACTCCTTAGGGGTTCAACAGACAGTCACAGACAATACAGGGGGCTATCCTTACTTTTCGGGTACGACAGATTATAGTAGCCAAATCTCAGCAACCACAGTCGCAGACTACACCTTCATATTGAGTAAAACAAAGAAGGCTAAGAAAGGGACAGCATTAACAGACGCCTTAAAACATGAGGCTATGATTGTTATTAAACAGGGTGACTACAGTACTAACTATAAAGCCAGCATAACTCATGGCGGTACTACATATTCAGCAAGTTACACGACTAGAAACAGTGGTGACGTAGCCCATGAGGTTGATGCCAAAACAGACCACATTGCTAATCAACTAAGAGCAGGGTTGAGCAGTTCTACACCCGCTTCATTCACCGTTACTAATAACAACAATATTATATACATTACTACAACAGACAATTCAGAGTTTACTGTAAGTGCCTCAGACAGCGCAGGGGACACACACACAAACGCAATTAAAGGTGTTGTGGGTAGCTTAAAGGACCTACCAAGTAATGGTTACGAAGGCTTTGTGGTTCGCGTGAGTGGCGATACTGCCAAAGGCCAAGATGATTACTTTGTTAAGCTAAGAACCACAGACGCTGGTAGTGATACCGTGTGGAAAGAGACTGTAGGGCCTTCAACCCTCAGAGAAATTGACGCAGGGACGCTACCTCACAAGCTTGTAAGAGAAGCCGATGGCTCCTTTTCATTCTCCCCTGTTTCTTGGACTGAAAGAAAAGCTGGGGACGATGATACAAACCCTTTTCCATCTTTCGCAAATTACGATGAAACAGAATATCCTGACGGTCAATATACCATCAACGATATATTCTTTTATAAGAACCGCTTGTGCCTACTTTCCGATGAGAACCTTATTTGTAGTGCTAGTGGTGATTTCTTTGCGTTCTTCAATCAGACGGTCTTAACTGTCTTAGACGATGCACCTATTGATATAGCTGTTAGTAACAATGCAGTAAGCATATTAAAGTACGCTGTACCCTTTAATAATAGCTTGATCCTATTTTCGGATCTAACTCAGTTTAGGGTCACCAGCATAGATATTTTCTCAGCAGCAACAATCTCAGTGAACGTATCAACACAGTTTGAAGCATCCCTAAACTCCCGCCCAGCTTCCGCTGGTAAGTATGTATTCTTTCCCACCCTGAGGGGCATCTGGTCTGGTGTGCGTGAATACTTTGTGGAGAGCGATAACGATACAAACGATGCCGCTGATATCACAGCCCATGTGCCTGAGTACATTAGTGGCGAAGTTAAGCAGCTAGTGGCATCCCCAAATGAA